CCCGCTGCACCAGTAGCTCCGATCGCACCACCGGCACCTCCAGTACCAGGGAGCTAGACAGATGGGTAGAAAATGGACACCGGAGCAGAAAGCTGCGCAATCAAAACGAATTTCAGCATATTGGCGAAAAAAGAAGGCTCTAGAAAGCTCACAGACAGCCGTTGAAGAACCTCGGAAGGCAATCACACCCGAGGAAACGGACACCTACTCAGTGAGCTTCATAGGCCGATTACTGGCATGGGTGGGTTTTTCGCGATGAACGATAAGCCAGCTTACCTCTCGATCGCGCAAGCTGGTGTCGAGCTGTTTGGTCGGGACGACAAAACCACCCACATGCGGGTGGCTCGGTGGATCAAGATCGGATTGCTCGAGGCGGTGCGTGAAGGCAAACGATACTGGATACCTCGATCGGAGATCGATCGAGCGCTGACAAAAAAAGAAGGGGCCTGACGGCCCCTTTGCTCATTGCAGGAAGCTGTCGGTCACAGCCCTGGTCGCTTCGTGCTTCTCGTCAATGTCGATGGTATGGCCGTACTGCTTCTCGGTAAACTCCGAGCTGTGATGGCCCATGGCCTCGCTGACCTTGCGAAAATCTTTGCCGCTGCCGTTGAGCTGCATCGAGGCGAAGGCATGACGGAACAGTCCCCAGCGCCAGTCGGGAACACCGGCGCGCTTGCCGATACGCTTGGCCAGGGCCTGGAGTGTTTTCTTTGACTTGGGCTTGCCAGTGCGCGTGGGGAACACCAGTGCGTCAGGCGACTTGTCAGACGCTGCCATGTACAGCTCTCTGACCAGCTTGGCGAAGGCCGAGCCATACGCAATCTTACGCCGGCCATTCTTTGTTTTGGGTCCGCCGATGAACAGTGTCCCGGCCTTCACAGCACCGACGACATGGATGATGCCACGATCGATATCAACATCTTTCCATTTCAGCGCGCGCGCCTCACCCTGGCGAATCCCAGTCTCTGCCGACAGCCAGACCATGGCGCGATGCGTCAGGCTTTCCTTGTCCAGCTCGGCGAGGACCGCCTTGACTACACCAGGCTGCACGATCGGAGCCACCTTGTCTTCGACCTCTTCGTGATCGATGACGAGCTTGGCGCGCTCGAGCGGGTTGCACTCGATCCAACCACGGCTCTTGCAGTACGCCAGCAAATGCTTGGCGTGACCGAAATATGATTTGATGCTGTTGGGTTTTTTGCCGGTCGCTTTGAGGTGGTTCACGATCAGCAGCTCGAGGTCGTCCTTCACATCAGAACGGAAGACTGCTTTCAAGTCGAGCTTACCGAATGCGACGCCATCGATCCGCAGAGGCTCGATGTAATCTTTGATGACCCGATCGATGTTCTTTTTGCTTTCGGCCGCGATCTCGCCGCCGGCAACCCTGCTATCGTTCTTGTTGCTGAATTGCTGGATCGCGAATTCGCCAGTGATCTTTTCACGCGCTTGCTGATCTACAATGCCCAGGGTGTGCTTCGCGACCAGGCGCTCGGCCTCGGCAACAGCTTCTGCCTTGGTGGCAAAATTACCGTGCCGGATCGTGAGGCCCACGCGCGCTGCATTGATAACCCAGTAATCGCGATATTTTTTGACTTTCAGCGGGGTCATTTTTCTTGCTCCTTGTTAACACCAATAATCAAGATATATGACAGATACTGTTATTAAGCAAGAGCAAAACTAGCACAAAACTAGCACAAACAAAAAAAATCCCCGCAGCCAAAAAGGCCGCGGGGTGGGTAAAACCCTTAGTTTACTTGGTGTTAAGCATGGTCGGAGCGGCGGGATTCGAACCCACGACCCCTTCACCCCCAGTGAAGGGCAGAAGTAAATTGGTATCAAATTCAGCCAGTTAGCGCATAGGTAGTAAGCATAAGTAAGCGTAGCCCAGCCTATTCTAGTAGCACAAGGGTAGCACAGCTTTACGCGCGGCTATAGCCACCATTCATAGCGCTCTTTTTCTTTTTCTTCTTCGATGCGAAAGACATCTTTGTTCCGGTTTCTTTCGACGCCTTCTTCGCGTCAGCGAACCCCTTCTTGCTATACGGGAATTCTTTAGAACCAACCATCGGCATGACAGTCTCCTTTGTTTACCAGTTGCGGCATGACCAGTATTTTGCGGTCATCTTGTTTTTCGCCGCCTCGGTATCGCAACCATGACGCGCGCGAAAGTTTTTACGGCGCTCTGGATTATCGCGTTTGATCTCCATGTTGGCGTCGCCGTATTTGATCGTTTTTGTTCTGTCGCCCTGCTTCACCTTGACGACGAATTTCTTGGTGCCGTGACCCGCCTCGCCTGGCTTGATGCGGCGTGGCTTGTTGATGACTGACACGCGGCTCATGTTCGATACCGCCTGGTCTTGGCTGCTATCTTCTTTGGCTGCGGGACAGACTTGCCGGTGCCGCCACCTTTGCGCTTTGCCCTGGTCGTCGCTGCGTACTCGGCTGACGACAGCGCCTTGATGGCAGCAGCCGGCAGGTAACGCTCACCAGTCTCGCTGGATTTTTTGCCAGACTTGGTGCGCCAGTCCTGCTTGCCCCAGTCCTTCAAAGATTTCTGTGACGCGCGCATCAGTCTCTGTATCCGCCGCCGGCAGCTTTGTATCTTAGGGCTAGAGCTTGCGCTTTCCGACCACTCCACTTCCCACTCGGGGTGCCGTAAGAATCGCTGTTCTTGATCTCGTTGAACAAGCGCCTGCGCATCTTCGGTTTCGTGTAGTTGCCGGCTTCATTGACTGCCATCGATCAGCCCCTTCCGATATCCGTTGACGCGGTCATAGGTCAGCAGCTCCTTCCTCGGTTCGTGGACATAGCTGCAATGTATCCATCCAGTATTGCCGCCGGTGTAGCATTCGAGGATGAGCTGATCGAACTCCAGGTTGTCGGCGATCCACTGGGCGACATCCATGTTCGAGACGCCAGGCACCTCGAAGTCTGCCGCCTGGCCCTTGGCATGTTGGCTGGTCGGCTTTGACCCGATGGCCATGCACAGCTCGGGGCAGCGATATCCGCTGGTGATGGTGACCGGCCTGTCAAAATGGTCCCTGACAGGCTGTAGGACGGCCTCACACAGGCGCTGCATGTGTTCGACCACCGAGGGGTGCGGCGTATTATCGATGCCCCTGCGCAGAGCCGTCTGGCTCTTTGTCATTTCGACCAGGCTGAAATTTTTAGATAGCTTCATTTCTTAGCCTTCACCTTGCCGACCACACCCTCGAGCATCCCGCCACCAAAATAGAAAGCGAGGATGGTGAGCATCGCCTCGCCTAGGTAGAAATCATCGATGACCTGTTTGATGTCAGGAATGTTTGTCTTGCCCAGTAGCGTCATCACCAGGACAAGCGCGAACGACGCCAGGAATGTGGCGGTGAACATCAGCGCAAGGTAGCGCTGGGCTACTTTAAAAGGTGCGTAGGCTGCCATCGTGTCGATCTTGGCCTGGGCCTTAACGCGCTCCATCTCCTCGTCAGAGCTGTGGACATCGTCAATGAGGTCCATGCCTTTCTTGATGACATCGCCGTTGCCAAGAATTGACGCTAAAACTCCGAGCATTATTTTTTATCTCCCATTTGGGTGAACCCCATATAAGCGCCCACCACCCCGCTCAGCGAGATGTACAGCAATGGGCTAATCTCACTTAATAATTTGATGCGCGTGTCTGGTATGAACGGCATGAACAGCAAGATCGTATAAACGCCCATGCCGATGAGCGCGTAGCGTGCCAGCCGGAGCTGCGCCAAATGCTTGCGGCTCTTGTCCTCCGTCTCGCGTATCTCACGAGCGCGCTCGATCTCTGCGTCTGTGACAACACCATCATCATCAAGGTCATAGCGCTCAAACTCGCTCGACCTCTCCAGTTTTTTCTGTGTCACTGAAGCGCTTCCTTGATGGCGTCGAGCGTTTCGCGGAGCGTCAGCGGCTTCTTCTTGTTGGGATTGTATTTGCATTGATATTCGGACGGCGTGTATTCACCTGGCATGAAAGTCATGCTGTGCTGGGTATTGTTCGCGCCCAAGTACAAACAAACCTTTTGATCGAAGACATATTCGCAAGCTGCTTTGCGGCAGGTCACATATTCTGGTCCAGCTTGCGCCGTGTGCGATTTGAGCAGCAGCACAAAGCCAGCCAACGCCATGACGCCGCCACCGATGGTTATTGTCCAGGCAATTAACTCGATGATCTTCTGTCGTCTTTGTTGAGCGGCATAGATCGCTTCCTGGCGTTGCTTCCTGATCCTGCCCTCCAGTGCGATCAGCTCGTTCCACGCTGCCACGCCCCTCGTCAGTTGGATCATCTGCTTGAGCTGATAGCGTTGGTCCTCGAGCTGCTTCTTGGCCGTGAAGGCTTCCAAGGCAAGGCTCTCTATGCTCTTGCCCTTGGTGAGCTTAAGAAACAGACTGGGGTTCTTTGCGCTCTTTTCCAGGTGATCGACATCCGACACAGCCGACATCCACCTCGACAGGTCTTGCGTCATCTGCTCTAGCTCACGCCCGGCGGCAAACCCTTTTTGCAGGACTTTAAAAGCGCTGGACGCCACCGACACGGCCGCGCCGATGGTGGCCGGATCAAGCATTGCGTTACCTTATTTTGAAAGCAGGACGCCGATGAGCAGCACGATGGTGGTTCCAGCGCTCCCGACCATGATCGTCTCAAGCCGCTTGACTCGACTTAGCAGCTCGATGAAGCGCTCCTGGCTCACCGCCGAAAGCGTGTCCAGCTCGGCCTTGACAGACGTGACGGTAGGCTTGGACATCACGCAAAACCTCTAGCCGGTGTGGCAGGTGGAGTAATGATGTGACCACCATCCTCCAGATGCTGGATGAGCGTGTCAGCCTTATCGGACAGCTTACGCAGGTTAGCGTGATAGCCAGCCACAGCCGCCATCTCAGGATACTCGTTGCCCTCATCGTCAGTCAGCGTCTCGCCGGTAGGCGCATAGATAGCGCCGATGTCGTCTACCCGCACCCACGCTGTGGCCATGATGACATCATTGTCGTCCTCATCCTGTGTGATAATCCCATGCGGATACACCGTCTCCTGACCGCTGACATTGCCTTCATCATCGTAGGTGTTGCGTGTCTCGCTTGGCCCTTTCAGTGCGGCAATCAGAGCGGCTCTGTTGGCTACCTTGATGTACCAGTCGGTCTGAGGCGGCGGGGTGTCTTCAATTTCATCAGTCATCAGCTTGAAACCTTGCTGTCGCAGACATCGTTAGCCAATCGATAGGGGAAGTATGTCAGGCGTTTGATGTGTGAGTTTGAAAAATTTGATGAAAGAGGCGTCGGGTTGCCGATAGCTAAAATATCAACCGGTGGCACTTCGCAAGATGTATCTTCAAATGATTTTTCCAGAACACCATTAGTGGCAGAAGAAATATGGAAGTTATTGTGTTGGTATGCGTATGCTGTGATGTTTTTCTCTCCTTGCGATACGCCAATACTTTGAAAATCTAAGCCACTTGAAACGCCACCTTTGAAGTGAACAAAATAAACACTTGTACTATTGAGCGTTAAAAGGCCCATAAGATTTTGATTGATATTCCCAGAACGGTTGTCGGTTAATTCCCAAATCCTGTCAAAAGAGCCAGTGCCAAAACGCTCGAACTCGCACACCACCGTCCCCTCGGCTGGGTTGTACTGCTCGAACGGATAGAGTTCTCGGACGCTTACGTTGTCGATGTCAAATGTGTTCGAGCCAGAGCTTCTTGTTTGGATGTTGATGTCTGGGCTTGCTGCGTCTGTGCATGTAAAATCAAGCGTGAATGTGCCAGTTGAGCTTTTGTTACCTGTATTTGCAATGATGCTGCCGCCTTCACGGTAACGCATGTCAACAGAGCCAGCTGTATAAGATGCAACATCCATACTTGCTCTGTAACGACGGCCAGCAACAAGACTTAGCGCAGTGCTTGAAATGCCCCTAAACTGTGCCGCAGAAGACGCAACAGCCTCGCCGCCTGTGATTGACCACCCAGCACTCAAAGTCCAGTCTGTAGCAGTGTCAAAAGTGCCGTTCACCACAAGCTCTGTGCCACCGGTCGTCGGACCCATTACAGCCACGTCGGCGTTGCGGGTGGCAGCGCTGCCGGTGGTTTTGATGTAGCTGGTGGGAAAGGAGCCTTCTTCTATTTGAAAGCCCCAGATAAATATACCGGTAGTGTCATCACCGGCGTAACTGTTGTTGTTGCTAGAATCCATAACATTCAGCTGGATTCTGCCGGTAACACTGGCAGTTGCTGCTTCTGTAACTGAACAGCGAAACCAACCGTTTCCGTATTCTTCAATAGAGGCACTATTGCATGAAAGATTGTTTACCGTGCCAGCAGATAAATCAAAATTTGCAGCTGAAAAATCAAACCCCGAATTAGTGTTATTAAAAAGCAAACGGATGTTGGCATCGCCAGATGCTTGTTTAACAAAAACAGAAGCAGTGTATGTCGTCCCAGATATCACACTGTCATCCCACCTAATCAGGTGGGTGTTATTGTCCGTGCTTGGGACAACCTCAGTTGCGGTGTTTGTGCCATCTGGAGCTATAGAGCTATTAGCCGTATTTGTAACCCTAACAGCATTGAATTGAGAACCAGTAAAGTCTTCGCTGTCAGTGATAAGATTAGTCCGCGCTTCCTCAATCAGCAGCCCCTTCGGCGTGTTTGTTACAGGGTCATGGTCGAGGCGTGCAGCATACACCGCGCTGCCCGTAGTTTTGATGTAGGGGTTGTCTACCGGCAGGGTGGTGTGTTGGGAAATCTGCGCACCAAAAAGGTAAAAGCCCTTAGTAGTATCACCCGCATAGGAGGTTGCACTGCCATTGTTGGCATAAATTCTCCACGACCCATTGCCAGATGTACCGCCAGAAAAGGTTAGAGATATTTGTATTCTTACCCAACCATTTCCAAAATCCGTTGCTGATCTAGCTACAAGTGTCGTATTCCCGCCTGTACCCGCAGTGCCAAAAGAATTGGTGCTGAAGGTATAGTCAAAATTTGCATATTGGCCACCAGAAATAGAGCCGGGGCCGTAGTTTTGGAGAGACAAAACATCTCTTCCTGCTTTTTTCACAAAATAAGAAACGGTGAAAGTTTCATCAGGATTGACTGTAAAAAAATAGTTAAGATTGTGATTGGCAGTTGCAGATGTTTCAGCAATCAACGCGCCAGTCAAATCACCAAACGGCGAGGAAATAGCATTGTCTGTAGCCGTTACTCCCGACTTTTGGTAACTGCTATCACTAAAATCTTCAGAGTACAGAACCAAATTATGCGGCGACTTCTTCACCAAGCCATCACTGTCCACGAACCACGCATTTGTGCCACGGCTGAAGTCTATGCGGCTGTCAGGCGCGGCATTAGAGCCAATCTGTGATGCAGCAAAGTTCAGGTCGAGGACAGGTTGCTCGACGCTCTTGCGTAGTCCGGGATTGCGTAACATTAGGCCATCTCTGTCACGAAAAGCGTTCCGTCGGCATTGGCGCGGATAGCGGCGATCTTCTCACCAGCAGTTGCCTTGAAGTATTCAACTTGATTGGCAGGCAGATAGGCTGTGCTGGTTGTTGCCGTTGGGCTTGTAGCAAAGATAATGTGACAGTCAGTTGTGCTGACTACGCGCACCACTGTAGTGCCAACAGCAATCGCACTACTACTTGCAGCACTGCTGCTTGTTACGCTTACAGTTTGAGTCGTACCAAGCGGGAGTGCTTGGATCGGATGCAGATTGTCAGCATCAATCGCGACAGTCGTTGTCATGTGTGTCTCCTAGGTTTTGATGATGTAATTGAGAATAATGGTCGGCTGCATGTTATTCACAGCCGTGCCGTTCCCTGTGTTTGCTAAAGATGCAGTGTGAGTGCCTGTTCCAGTGCCAGTCGTGACGGCATTTGTCGTAGCCTGCTTAAAAGTAGCGCCTCCCTGATTTGAGACTGCTGCATATTGAAGTCCAGCTGCATTTTGGGATCCGTCTCCGCTACCACCACCCCTCCAACCAAAAACAGTCACACTGTTCACGGTGTGAGTGTGACTCGGGAGATGCGTCTCTTGTAGGTCTTGAACCTCGTCACCACCTTTATCGCCTAGAGTAGTTCCACTGATTGCATCATCTGAATTTGACTGCGACGATGTAATCACT